TATGCAGTCACAAAGGCAGAAAAGGAACTGGGAGGCGGTACAGGTCAAATCAAACTGCGATATGTATATGATATGTTTGTCGCACGGTTCGCATGGCTTGCGAGAGTGATTTCTTTCGAGGCTTTTTCGATGATGGTCGACGAGGCACTTGAGAGAATGAAAAAGATGCTTGAGAGCAACAAGGCGATGCAGACGCTTGTGAGCGGTGAGGCAGGTGAAACGGTTGAAAAGGATATGTGATTTTGCAACCGGAAACGTACACACAATCGTGCTGATATATGCAATCGTCGCTGTCATCGTATGGGTGGCGGTAAATCTGTATTTTTGGAAAATTTCTTTTGATTTAGACAGAGAAATTCGGGAAGAAATGAGAGAATACGGGGATTGCTATTCTGACACGGACGAGGCAAAATTCGGGAAACACATAACAAGGTTGACCGGATTCATTATTTCGATTCCTGCTGCGGTGATGTGGTGGTGTACACCTCTAATCGTGGCGGGATTGATGATATATGACAAGATACAAGAAAAGAATCCGAAATTGTGCGGATTCAAAGCAGACGATTTTGACAAGGAGGAAAACAAATGATTTCAAATTGCGGACATGATGAAAATAACAGATACAGAGGAGGAAAAGCAGGAGACCAGACAGGTACAGAGTGGAGGGTTATAAATTGGTATAACAGACCGTGGAAATGTGTCCTCCGTCATCCGGATGTAAAGGTCAGAAAAATGATTGCGAGCATGGCAAAGGCAGCAGCAGTCAACAATAAAATCGGATATGACCAGTCAGAGAGATACACATTTTGGGAGCATCTCAAGGCATCGAATTACGACCCTACACAAATCACGATTGCGTGTGAGGCAGATTGTTCATCCGGTGTCGCTGCAATCGTAAAGGGTGCAGGTTACAGACTGGGAAATGAGAAAATGAAGAATGTGAGCATTTATCTCTATACCGGAAACATGAGAGCAGGTCTCAAGGCAGCAGGATTCGAGGTGTTGACAGACAGCAAATATCTGACATCGGATGCGTATTTGCTTGAGGGAGACATCACCCTCAATGACAATGCTCACGTTGCAATAAACCTCACGGACGGGGCAAAGTCATCCGGAACAGGTGCATCCAACACAACAACAGTCAAGAGCAATGCAAAGGTCGACGTTGCACACGGGTTCAACAAGAGCCTTGCAGGAACTTACAAGGTGACTGCATCCGAATTGAATCTCCGTGCGGGAGCAGGAACAGGAAAGTCAATCCTTGCGGTAATGGAAAACGGTGAGAAAGTCCAGTGCTATGGATATTATAACGACCACAACGGCGTGAAATGGTTGTATGTGGTTTACAAGAACATTGTCGGATATGCGTCAAGCAAGTATTTGAGCAAATAGGAGGGATAATCATGTTATACTATTTAGGCAAAGGAACAGAGTTCAAGAAAGAGGACTGCAAAGAGTACAAGAAACTTGATGCAGCACTCAAGGCAGCAGCAAAGGACGAGAGCCTCATTGTTTGGGATGAAACAGGAAAGGTCACCGGTTCACTCACGGATGATGTTCCGGAGGGAGCGTTGCAGACAAATCCGGACGGCAGTGTCAACACATATGATGCAGACGGAAACAAGACCGGAACAGTAGACGCAGAGACACTCAAGGAAATGACGACAGTCAATGACGATGTGAGCGAACTTGCCACAGGAGACAATGAACAGGAATCCACACAGGAGAACGCAGAGAATGACGAGAACGCCTCAAACGGGGGCGAGGTAACAAATCCACCGACCGAACAGGAAAACGGCGAAAATGGAGCGAATACGGAGGCAGACGAGGCAACAGAGGACGAGCAGGAGGACAAGGTCATCATCCCGCAGGGCAAAATGAGAGTGACTGTCGTTTGCGATGGTTCGCTCAACATCAGACGTTCAGCAGCGTGGGGCAATGATAACATCTGCGGTCGTGCTATCAGAGGACAGTCATATTATGTAAAAGAGATTCATGTTGTGAACGGAAAGAAGATGGTCAGAACAATCGGCGACCTTTACCTCTCCGGAGAATCGGAGCATGTACAATTCGAGCAGTTATGATATAATAAAACAACGGGAAACAAGACGGGGTTTTATGTGTAAAACACAGGTAACGAACAAATGCTTGAAAAATGCCCGAAAATAGGCGTTCGGAGTTATGCAAGCGATAATTCAATCGAATATCACAAAAGAGCAAATTTCCCCGAAAACATCGAGTTTTCGGGGATTTCTTTATATTCCGATAAATCTATCAGACACCACAAAAACACACGAAATTTCAACGGTAACTAACAAATAACTAACAGGTAACTAACACGGGAAACCTTGTCTTGTGTAAGACATTGAAAGTCTTATGTAAGACACATTTTGCAATAAAAAAAGGACGAATCAATCGCCCTTTTCGTTGCAGTATTCAATGATACATGACCGGACATCCTTTTTCGTCCGGCAATGGCAGGAATGACCGTCCTTGAAAATGATGTCATATCCGTCGTGCATGTTTCCGGTGATTCCGGAAATCATTTCTCTGTTCTTTTCTGCAATCTGCATTGTATCAAATAAACCGCATTGGTCTTTTCTGACAAGGTCTTGCATGTACGCATTGACCGACATCCCTTTACTGGATGCAAGAGCCTTGATGATGTCTTTCATGCCTTTAGGTACAACGAGATTGATTCGTTCGTAATGCTCACGCCCGAAATTGTTTTTGTATTCAGTTCTATTCATGGCACACCTCTATATTTTGTTGATAGCGTCAATCAGTTCCTCGATTTCAAAATGTGTATATACGACCTCTGTCACACCCTGCCCTTTATGACCGACAATTTTCTTGATGACCTTGTCTGACACTCCGGCAACCGTCAACATGGAAATGCATGTGTGACGGGTATCGTGAGGGCGGTGTTTCATTCCGAGGGTCTCAATAAGTGGCGACCAGTACGAATCATAATAATTCCGGTATTTGAAATGTTCGCCCTCCGGAGTAGAGAGGAGATATTCGCAATCATTGAGGTTGTACCAGTATTCAAAGAACGGATAAACCTTTTCGGAGATTGGAGCAGTACGGATTCCGGCAGCAGTTTTCGAGGCGACAATCTTGAAATATCTTTCCTCAAGGTTCACATTTTCTTTCTTGAGGTCGAGGAGTTCGCCGATTCTGCATCCGGTATATATCAACATGAGGATGACAGTATAATATATATTTGAATCCTTGACATCCCATATCTTTTTGACCTCTGTCTTTGAAAAAGGTTTCCGGTTGTATGCGTTCGGGTTTCCTGCCTTTTTGATGTCGAGGTATTCAACGAGATTCCGTTCTTTTGGAATAATCTCATGAATCACGGCGTATTTGTACATCAGACCGAGCAGGACTTTCAATTTCCGGAGTGTTGGATAATTTTTGCCGGATTCATCGACAATCATTTGCAGGTGGTCGAGTTTGACATCGACAAACCGCATCCGTGCAAGTTTATCACACAACGCCCATGCTGCACGATAACCCTTGACGTTGGAATCACTGACGGTCGGAAAATGTTCATCAGACCATCGCTCATATACATCCTCGAATGTGACTTTTGCAGCATCCACATCATAAGGATTTGCATTGAACTCCGCAAGTGCGGTCAATGCCTCTTTACGGGTCGGGTAATATCCAACGACCGTATATAATTGTTTTGATTTACCTGTTTTCGGGTCAATTTCCCATCCTTTTGTCTTTTTGGCAACATAAGGATTCCGGCGATTTCCCGATAATTTGTAAACCGTTCCGAATCCGTTCGGTAGTTTCATAAAATCACCATCCTAAAAAGAGTATAAAAAATAAAACCAATGCAAAAAGCACGGTTTTATGATAGAATGGTGTTTGCAGGAACATTCTGTCGGTGCTTTTTGCAGGAGCATGAGACGGAGGTTTCACAAAGGCGATTCACATTGCAGTGTGGGTCGTCTTTTTTATTGTGCATTATTCATTTGCACGGCGTTCTTTTGCGACTTTTCTATACTTGCGACCGATGACAACACATGCGACACCGAACACAATAGCAATTATTCCGGCAACCGGAACAGCAAGCAATAGAATCAATCCTAAAAGTGCAAGGACAGCACCGAGAACAATCATGAGGATTCCACAAACACTGTATGTATTTGCAGAGTATTCCTTTTTCTGCGGTGCATTTGTTGAACTGGATGCAGCAGGATTTCCGTTTGCAGCCGTCAATCCTTTTGCAATGTCGGACACGCCGACGGTAGTTCTGTTATACACTGCGTTGTATGCTGCCTTTTTCGGGTCGTTGACGATTCCCATTCCCTTTTTACCATAAAGGGGATTGACCGCCTTTTTGACCTGCCGTTTGACTTTTCCTGTTGTTCTTGCCTTGATGCTTTTCTTAATGTTTGGCTTTCTGACACCGTATTTCATGAACACACCTCCATTTCTATAAAATCAACATTCTGTAAACTTTCCTCAAGAGAGGAGGTGAGCAGAATGAAAATCCTTGTGTGGGAAGTGAGAACCTCAAAAGGGTTCACATTGATGGAGTTATCGAAGAAATCCGGAATCGGAAAATCTACGATAAACAACATCGAAAACGGTAAGGTGTCACCGACATTGTTTCAACTTGAAATGATAGCGATTGCATTAGGCGTGAACATCACCGACCTGTTTGAATCCGAATACAAATAATTGTACCATAATGCAGCGGGATTCCGGCAGCAGGAGGAACGATTTCCATGATTATGGAAATCAACCTCGATATTTCCACAATCATGGAAATATATGATACAATGCAATTCGGAAAGGGGGTGGTGTCTCCCTTGAATTACAAAGAGGCTATTGTCGAAATAGTCGGAAAGATACACAGCGAACGCATCCTCAAGAGGATATACAAATTCGTGTTGTATCTCTACACCCATGAGACTGGCAGTTGAAAGACTGTCAGTCTTTTTTTGATGCAAATAAATCTATGATTCTTTGAAATGCTGCGATGTCCTCGTCGCTTGCCTCAAGTAGTGCCTTGAAAAGATTCTTGCGGGCATCGTCCTCACCTACCATGATGCGGTCGATTCTTTCGATGAAATCATCGTCGGTATCAACGAACATCTCACCGTCACCAGTAGTCAACCATATATAATCAACATTAAATTCACGGCAGATTGATTTGACCATGTGTTCGGTGGCGTTCCGGTTTCCGTTCTCAATATTAGAGATAGTGGATTTCGTAACACCTATTTTCTCGCCGAACTGTTCCATCGTCATTTTCAAAGTTTTTCGCAATTCTCTGATTCGTTCGCCTTGCGTCATTTGGAATCACCTCCTCTGTTTTCTAAAGCATACCACCGAAAAAGACAAAAATCAATAAAAAAGTTTTCAAACGCAACAAAAAAGAGTTGACAAAGTATTCAAACGGAATTACAATGTATTCAAACGAAACGGACAGGAGGTACAAAACAATGATGAAATCCGAATTTGAAAACCTTGCAGGTAGAGAAGTAACAGACGAACAGTACAGAGCAATCGAAACATTATACATGAGTAGCAACCTTGAAAAAACAGAATTTGTGAAAAGCATGAAACCAATACTCAAGAACATCCCGCAGCCGGAAAAGAAGAAAGACATCAAAAGAATGGTAGTGAGAGACCGGAGCGGTTACAGAAAAACACCGAACGGATGCTATTACCATATCGAATATGTTGAATTGGTAGACATCGACATCAAAACGGGAAAATACATCATCAAGCCACTTGAGGAAAAAGATTTTGAGAAACTGGCAAAAGACGGACACGATTTGAATTTAGACACATGGTTTGATTTCGATTATGAGGATTGCATCGACGAAAAGAAAAA